TAACTTGCCGTCCTTCTTTTAAGTCGGTTATGGGGCATCGTTCAATCCATTTGCTCACCTGCTTGTAATCGGCCTCAAACGTGGTCGGGTGGACAACGGTACTTCGTTCCTGCTTGAATTCGAGCCAGGCCTGCTGAAGGGTTTTATGCATGGAATGGAGTATGCCAGGGTCAGGGTATAATACACTGAGACTTCCCGCTCCAGCACTTGTGTTCCTTCTTGACGGCAAACCCTTGGCCCCAGATGTGGCCTTCACGCACGATGGGATTCAGTATCCGGCTAATTTTCTGAGACTAAGCAGCCCAGAAGAACGTGCAGCCATTGGTATCACTGAAGTACCTGACCCTCCGGTTTACGACCAGCGTTTTTACTGGGGCTACGACGCCGAGGGCAAGCTGATCCCTAAGGACCACACGCAACTGGTCGAGCAGTGGACGCAGCAGACGCGCACCACGGCGAACACGCTGCTGGCCCCTACGGACTGGATCATCATCCGCGAAGCTGACAACGGCAAAGCTGCTGACCCGGTGCTCAAGACCTGGCGCGAAGACATCCGGCTGGCTACTGGCGTGAAGGTGGGAGTAATTCGTGACACCCTTGACACCACCGATCTCGCTGCCTACATCACTGGCGCCAACTACCCCGTGTGGCCCGCTGATCCCTACGCGCCACAGCCAGTTTCAGAGTCGAACGACGACACTATGATGTTTTCGAATAGTACTACCAGCGGCTTCTAATGGCAGTAAAGGCAAAAGCGGGCGCCTCGAGCTCGAAACGGATTATTATCAGTCAGCCCAAAACCACCAGACAAGGCAACGGCAAAAATAGCAAGCCAAGCCACGGTCGAAAACTAAGGATTGGCCAGGGCAAGCGTTAATTGACCTATCAGGACAAGGAGGCTACCATGACGGGGCCTCCTTTTTCATGCAATGGCACTGGTCAACACAATTTCCTTTTCCCATCGTTTTTCTGATGATGGAGTTTGCCACGATACTTGTTCATATCAAGAAATCAATCACGTTTACAGTGCCGATGCCGCTCCTGCAGTGGCAAGGGCTTTCTATCAGTTCATGATGGCTTGCGGCTACGCACCACAAAGTGTTTCTGACGCCATGATTTTAATTGCCACGGAATACGACGAGGCTTATGGAAACTAGAAAGATTAGGATAGAGGGAAATGAGGATGAATCGTGGGACAAGTTGTAAAGGGTGGAGAGCAGTTTGAAACTCACATTCTTGCCGACTATCGAGGCCAACTTGTTCAAAGTGGCGTAGATAGTGGCGCCGTCGATGCCTTTGGAAGACAGCGTACAAGCAGTCCTTATACGCTGTTTGACAGCACAATGCGCTATGACAAGCGCCCTGATCAATGGTTCGACAGCATTGTTGGCAGTGGCACTTCTACCTTCTTGACAAATGAAAGCAGCGTGGCGATGACAGTCACCACGGCTTCTGGCGATACAGTTCTTCGCCGCACCAAGCAAAATTTCCCCTATCAAGCGGGCAAGAGTATGATGCTTTTGCAAAGTTTTGCCGGCGCTCCATTGGCTTCTGGGCTTATTCAAGAGGCTGGTTTATTTAATGATCAAAATGGAGTGATGGTTCGAGCTAGTGGAACCACGGTTCAGTTTGTCATTAGAAGCTATTCTTCTGGCGCAGTGGTTGAAAATGTCGTTAATCAATCATCCTGGAACATAAATACACTGAGCTCCCTTGATTTTTCAAAAGCGCAAATCTTTGCTGCTGACTTGGAGTGGCTTGGCGTTGGACGTGTGAGGTGTGGGTTTGTTGTCAATGGAGAAGTGACTTACTGCCACGAATTTGAGCATTTTAATGCGCTCGATAGCGTTTATATGACAACTGCCATTTTGCCATTGTCATACCGAATTTACAATGCAACTGCTCAAGCCTCTGGCGCGACGATGAAGCAGATTTGCTGCAGTGTCCTTAGCGAAGGAGGATACGAGCCGGACGGTGCAATTTATTCTGTTAGCCATGATCTTGCGACTGTTCCTAATACGTCTGGTGAAAGAATTACAGCAGGCATTCGAATGGCTAGCGGTCGCACTGGAAATGTAATCTTGCCAGTTCGCATTTCAACTACTACCGCCTCCAGTGACGTGGTGCTATGGCGCTTGCGTCTAAACCCCACCCTTTCGAACGTTAGCTGGACAGCGGCAAACAATGGCCGTGGAAATGTAGAAGTGACGACAAGCGGCACTGCTACGGGAGGCACGGTTATCGACTCTGGCTTCGTCAGCCAAGGCAGTGCCAATAACTATGCAGTGGCAGAGGCCATTCGTCTTGCCCTCGGACAAAATGCTTCTGGAGTGAGTGACACTCTTATTTTGACTGTTGACAGTTCTGTCAGCGCCAAAGCCTTGGGCATGATTGGCTGGGTGGAAGTAGTATAGAAAGCACTTTCGCGAACCATCGCCTTGGAACTAGCTTTTAAGGAGAGCCAGCAAGAAGCGCTTGCCGAAATCTTGCAAGAGCTAATGACAGACGAAGATTGTGCGGATGCCTGTTACGAAACGATTGTCGCGGCCATTGATTTGTGGTTAAATTATCACGAAAAGGAATTGCGCAAATGGATCGCCTTGAGGGACAAGATGATTTAATTGCCAGCGACGGGAAACGGTCTCTTGGTGATTTCTTGAACTCGCCTGAATTGAAAAAGCTTCAAGAATCCTTTGCGGCTTTTGAACGAAGTCAGCAAGCAAGCGATGACGCTTGGTGGGACAGCTTGGACTACGAAAGCCGGGCAAGGGCTTTCCGGCAGATTGCAAAACTGATGTATCGCGCCGAAGTGGAAGATCGCGGTTCTTATCGATGGGCCGTTTATGACGTGTTTGGGCTGGAATATGGCGATGGACTTGCGCACTACATGGCGCTGCACAACTTTATTGGGATGGGTCTTGATTCCCGAGTGTCCAAGTGATGCGGAGTTCTGCGCCAAGGGCCTTGATCGCCTCGCTGGCATCGTCTGGCGCTTCGTGGACGATCATCACGCTTGGCACCACTGCGTCGAGCAAAGGCGTCACAGTGGCCCTCGGGAAAAGCTCCTGAGCTTTGGCGGCAAGAGTTTCTGAGCGATGCTCTCGCTCTTCTTTCTCCCATTGCTCAACCAATGTTGCAGCCTGCTTGTCAACGGCCTGTAACGTCGTTTGCGTTTTCCGTTCCACCCACGCAGGCCTGCACCATTCCAAAAGCTGTTTATACCACCACTGGGAAACGATGGAAGGGCGTTGTTTGGCCAGTTCAAGGGCTAGCTCGTAACAAAGCGCGAGGAACCATTCCCGCCAGTTCATTGACTTTCTTGAAAAACGCTTACGAACACCGTTCCTTTTCTGTAGAGCGGAAGTACTTTGTTGATAAGGTCTTGATTGAAGATCCTGCAACAACCGTGAGTTGCCACAAGCGCTTGCTTAGGTGCCCAGGCTCCAGGCCATCCCAGCGCACTGCCGCCTCCATGGAGACCAATTCCAGCGCGTCCAGTTCCTTTTTCCTGGCCCTCTAGCTCGATCATGTCATAGAAGGCCCAGCCATATGCCATGAGCGTCCTGTCATAAGGGGCGTTGTCGCCATGAAGGGCGTAGTCATTGTAAAGCTGACCGAGCCGGTAAAGGCCAGGAGGAGTGTCAGATTTTTGCAGCTTCCACTCGAAGTCACTATATTGCCCCCGAGCCAAGCAAGGAATCTCCCATAGCAGCTTTCCCTCGAAGGAAAAAGCTTTCATGGTTTCGCTGGCATCGTTCACAATAAGATGCGAATCGCCTTGCTTAAAACCAAAATCTTGAGGACGCTTCTTGGGGCCAATCATGGTGACAGTTGTTGATTCAGGAGCGTATTGTTTCATCAACTTAGAAAGCTTCGTCGGGTAGTCAGGGTCCGTCGCGTATTTCTGTTGATAAAGCATCCGAGCCGCTGCGTAGCGGTTGGGGGCACTGTTGATGCCCTTGAAATGGCGGTAGTCCTTGTACCAACGAGTGATAAGGTATTCAATACAGGCGGCAATGCTTGGAAAGTCAAGAAAGCCAGCCTTAATCGTTACCCACTGACCATCGTAAAACTCTTTGGTAGAGACGGTCGTCCCGTCTCCCTTAAGTCCCAAGACGTTGTTGGCGCCAGAAAA